GTTTATACATCTTTAATCTTTCTAATCATTGTGGCTGTTTTAGGATACAGTTGATTCTTTATGTGTTCTTCATCAAACCCACTCATCTGTTTTAATTTTCCATTCACTTTTACAGAATAACTGTATGGCGGACCAGTCCAAGAATCCAGTTTTATATGTTCGTATCCTACTGCTATCATTTTAGATTTTTTCGCCAATTTCAAATCCTCTAAATCTCATAAATCTTGGAAATCTCAATGAGTATTCTTGATCACTGTCTTGATTTTTTGTGACAGCATCTGCTCTCACTTCCACAATTTGACCAATCAATTGATCCTTGTGTTTCCAAAACTGATCTCTATTATCATCAGTCAATCCAGAACCTACATTTGTTTTAATTGTTTTACCATCATCTAACCCTTCACAAATCAATGCACCCAGTTTGCCTACATTTCTGCCTGTGCCTTCTTCTGTGGCTTTGATTTCTAAACTTACTTCTATAAATGGTTTCAGTTTTAACCAAGCATGACTTCTTTTGCATTCGTACGAAGCATCAATATCTTTAATCATGATCCCTTCATAACCACCCTCTACTGCCCTCTTATTCACCTCTGTATAAGTCGTTTGACCTTCAGGTGTGCCTAAGTCTACAATTTCATGGTCCAGCACTGTAACGGCGTTTAAATTGGTTTTGTGTTGTTCGTACCATGCTTTTAACATCTGAGTTCTCAATGTTTGAGTTTTGTCCCATGTACCTTTTTTAAAATCTTCCAACGGTAAAAAATCAAATAAATGAAGCACAGCATCTTTGGCTGTACCACCACTCTTTCTGTGTACCTGTTTCATTAAGTCTTGAAAGTTTTCACTCATCACTTCACCATCCAACACAACTGGATATGGTGGAGGACTCTGTTTAACTACTGATGAAATTTCTTCTTGTATATGTCCAAAGTTGGTAAACTCTTTACCATTACGACTGAACATATCTACTTTGCCGTCTGGATACACAATAGTAACCACTCTGACACCGTCTAGTTTTACTTCCAACATCTTCTTGCCCACCAACTTCTTTTCATGATTGGTTGAATCGTGAGCAAGTTGGCAAGTAAACACGGGCACCATGTACTTGCCAAACTTGTTCTTTTTAGCCACAGAGTTCACAGTTTTTTCTGAAACTCCACATCTTAAATCTTTAATTAATATTCTTCTGTAAAAACCATTCCACTGTTCGGCAGTTGCTGAACTCATCACTAGCTCAATGGCATCTCTTGCCGCATGACCTGTAAGTTCTCTGGCGTGTAGTTTTTCTGCCAGCTCTCTAAACACTTCCCATTTACACCCTTGTGCAGATATCACATCATCTTTAGTGGGCACTTGTTTAACACCAAAAGTGTACAACTTATCCAAACACATTTTTAAGCCTTCAAAAAATTCATCCACACCTTCGTTCATAGCATCCAGCAGGATCTTCTCTTTAGCCAGTCTACTGTTGTCTGCTTCTAGTTTGGCAATAATTTCTTGCGGTTGTGTTCTCATTGTACTAATTTTATTATCTTTCGTCATAAATGTCAACTCCTATACTGGTTTTAATACTGTTTGTTTTGCTACATCTTTCCAATTTTCTGGAAAGGCTTTTGCCAAATCAGCAATTTTAAGCACAGTTCTCAAACTGATTTCTCTCAATTGTCTTTTATACTCATCAATAAAAGCCACAATTGATTGTTCAGTTTCGCTTGGCAATGCATATGATTTTAACATACCATCTGTCACAATCTGTTTAATTCTTAAAATCTTTTCTCTAATAGTGTCAATTGTTAGATCAATATAATGACATCTTGATTCCAGTGCTTCTAAATGATCTCTTAATTTTTTACTTCGCACATTATCAAATTTAATGTTTGTAATAAAAATCACAGAACCAGCAAAGTTAAATGTATCTGGCACACCTTCTCTTCTCAATGTATGTGAATCAGTATTCCAACATATCTTTCTAGTCTTCTTAGAATCCAACGCCGCTTTCAATATGTTCAAACTCAAATCGTCTAGTAATATTGAATCACAATCATCAAACACCAACACATTGTCAGGATCAGAAAAGTTGTACAATTTACAATACAAACCTATTGAGCTCATTGCACCTTTAACAACTTCGTATTTGGGTCTTGTGTTACCCAATGTGGATACAACACCATATCTGTCAAGCACCTGCTCAACTCCGAATGATTTACCAACACCTGGAGGTCCTGACACAATCATTGCTCTCACATCACCTCGCTTGGTGGCTTTGGTCATGTCTGTTAAAATGTTGAATCTCTGTCTCATTCTTTCAACAGTTTCTGCATCTGATTCTTCTTTGGGTTGTTCTGGAGCAGAGTCTCTCAATTGATTCTCATTCTCCACATTAATTCTGATTTGTTTTTTTGTAGCACCTGGATACTTTGTCAAGTCCTCTATTTTAACTGTAATAAATCCACCTTCTTTATGAGGGTGTGGTTGATAACCTTTTACAAGTTGGAAAGTATGATTCTCTACTGAAGTTTTTCTGTAAGTGCCTTCTAGTACGTATATTGTGTTTTTCATATGTGCCCTTTTTGTTGCCTTAATTATTTTTGCCTTATAGTATTATTATAGTTTCTGACTACCAAAATGTCAACCAATTAATCTGCTCTGCTTTCACTGTAACAAGTTAAACCATACTGGTTTTCTAACACTTTAGCGAAGGCATCACAAGCCACTTCTTTGATATCCATTGACTGAGTGTGTCTATACTCGTGGTCTTTTGGCATGATATCGTAGTAACTTATTCTGTATCCTCTTGATCCGCTTGATCCAATACCAAACTTCTTAAACCAACTAACCAATTTTCCTCTGGCTGGGTGTATCGAAACATTGGCGAAACCACAGTACATGGCTTCTTCTTTGTCTTTCATGTAATCGTCAACTGCCTTCACGGCAACTGTTGTGGCGTTATACCATATCTTGCTGGGTTCTACTTTTGCGTTTACAAATTTTACTACTTGTTTTACATCTTCTGTTATCATTGTGTTTTCCTTTGTTGTTATTTTTTTAAAGTGGTTGTACATTTTGTCCATTTGTTCTTCCATCAATTTACTCATTACATACTCCAAAAAGTTTCTGAACTTGGTGACATGAAGCCTGGAGTGTTCACTGATTGTTTGAACTTCTTACCCGTCATCATATTAGAAACTGTTTCTTGTGCTTCTATTGAACTTCTGTAAGTTTCTAAATCAACGATTTTCATTTCAACCATTTCACCTGTTAAATTACCGTGATCTCTTGGAAGAGCATTACCTGTGTCTTTCATACCAAGATGCTCAAACTTGAATCTGCTGTAAGGTTCTTGATTAGCAAACCCTTGTGCGAATTTCTTTTTAATTCTTGTTAATGAAGCCTTTGCATGACTTTCTGTTTTATGGATTTGTCCACCATAAGAATAGTCTTTTTCACTTACTATCTTTGTTGTGTCTGTTCTGTATATTACGTGTGTCATTTGTGCCCTTTTGTTAAGTTGTTGTTATAGTATTATTATACAGTCTGAACTACCAAAATGTCAACCAAAAGTTATCTAAAAGAAGTCCCATTCTATGCGGGTTTTCAGTCTGTGGATAACTTTTTTGTGCCTAAATAGTCTTTTTCACCATAGGTTTTTGCCATATGACACAGAACACACAGGGTTTGAATGTTGCTTTTGGAGTCATCTCCGCCTCGACTTTTTAGGTGTATATGGTCACCATGCATTACACCACGCATGGCTCTTAACTTATCATATTCATCATCGATGTATCCAAACCTTAATTCGTCTGTTCGAGGATCATATCCACATTTAACACAATCCCAACCTCTGTAGAACGTGTGTGGTCTTTCTGCTTTACCCATGCCACCATATTCCACACATTCCAATTGATGTTCTCTACACAATGTTTGACTGCCTGGACCTTCATACATACTCAACTTGTTGTCACAGTCTTGTAACATACAGGTGTTGCCTTTCAGTTGTTGTTCTGTTAATACAGCAGAACTCTTAAACTTGTCTTTGTCTGGATTACGAATCATTTACCAAAGATCCTTTTTGTCAACTGCATACAGGTGTTTGTACTTGGGTGTTTTAAGTTTGGTGCTTTTCTTAATTTGTGCAATCAGAAAGGGTACACCAAAACGTGGTTCTGTTGCAAAGCCTTTTAAACCATTTTCTTCAAACTCTTCTGGATTTGCTTTCTTGTACCAAGTTTCATATGACAGTTTTGCCTTGCTCCAGAATGATCCTGTTTCACTCCAATTGGCTTCAAAGTATTCTTTACAAAATAATGCGAAGTCTAATAGATATTTGTCATCCACTTTGACTCCATCTTTGAAACAAGCATCAAAGTAATCATAAAGCATTCTTGCTTCTTTGGCTTGTACTGGACGTTCTTCATTGATATAAACCCAATACTTGGCAAACATACGAGTAACATCAACGTCTTTACGTTTTTCCAACTTCTTGGTCATGATAGTATCTGCTAACAATGTGAATGCACCCGGCTCTCTTTCGTCACCAAACTTTTCGTGTGTGGCAAATAGACCTGCGTCTTTAAGCAAGTCATTAATTTTTGCAGTGTCTTGCCAAATTGGATCGTCA